CGCACGGTAGCTGTTAGGGGTAGCTGCCTTGTTCGTAGGAGGATTGCTCCGGAGCTGTTAAATCGAGGCTTGCCGCCGTTACAGCTGCAGGTGCTGGAGCCTGATTGGCTGGACATCACAAAAGATGATGGAGCAAAGATCAAGTTTGGTAAACAATACTCTGACGATGGACGATTAGAGGGCTATTGGATTCGCCGCTACCACCCTGGCGAAAGCGACTGGCGTAATGCTCGCCTTGGTTCGGACTTTGTACCAAAGTCCGAGATCTGCCACATCTATGATGTGCGCCGGCCCGGCCAAGCTACAGGTGTCCCGTTTGGTGTAAGCGCTCTGCTCAAGCTGCGCGACATCAGCGACCGCGACTCAGCCCAGCTGTTGAAGGACAAGCTGGCGGCTTGTTTCATGGCGTTTCTTGAGGATACAGAAACTGACACAACTTTGGCAACGGATGGCAATGCTTTACTAGACGCGCTTGAGCCTGGCGCTATTGAGATCTTGCCACCTGGTAAACGGATTACGTTTGCTCAACCGCCAAGCTCTGCCGATTTTGTATCTGTGCAGAAATACCACTTGCTCAGCGTAGCGCAAGCCTATGAGATCACCTATGAAGCGCTGACCGGTGATCTGTCACAGGTGAACTTCTCCAGCGGCCGGATGGGCTGGGTTGAAATGCGTCGTGCTGTCGCTCGCTGGCGGTGGTCAATCATCATCCCTCAGTTTCTCCAGCCCCTTGCCGGCTGGTATCGCGAAGCAGTCACTATCGCCGGCATGGGTCGGGGAAGCTCGCGGTTTGAATGGACCCCGCCGGTGACGTGGCTGGTCGATCCAGCAAGGGAACTGCCGGCTTATATCGACGCAATCAAGGCTGGCGTTATGTCTCTATCTGAGCTCCATCGGATGCTGGGCTATGTCCCTGAGCTTGTGATCGAGGAGTTGGGAGCCGATATGGCCCGTGCCCGCGCGGCTGGCCTGGCGCTGTCCAGCGATGGCGCAAGCGGAACCACGGGCAACACGCGACAGGCGCAGCCGCCTGTAGATCTCCATTGGATGGAATCAATCAACAATCACTAGGCTGAAACCATGGCACAGCAACTGCAACGGATGGCGCTCCTAGCGCCAAACAGCTGGAATGAAGAAACGCGAACTGCGCGAATTGTCATCTCTAGCGACGCTGATGTAGGCGATGGGATCGTCTTGTCCCACAACCCTGAGGCAATCCGTTGGCCCACTCGACCGATTCCGACCGACTACGACCACAGCCGCTTAGCCAAAACGGTTTGGGGCGCAGTCACAGACCTAGCCCTTGAGCGATCTGGCAACGGCGCAACCCAGCTCGTGGGAAATGTTGTCGTTGATGGTCCTGAGGATGCGATGGCAATCGCGCTGCCGCGCCTGCGGACCGGATCCGCTCGGTTTTCGGTTGACGCCAAGATTTACAGGCCCTTGGTTTCGCAGGGCGGGAAAATGTTGGCGACCGACTGGGAGCCAATGCTGGTCAGCCTGGTTGCTGCTGGCCAGGACACGCACGCCGTGATGCGCGGCAGTACCACCTCTGGAGAACCCTCCGTGACCGACAACGAACAGGCCGGGGGTGACCCGGTGACCACTGAAGCCCAGGCCACTGCCACGACTCCCGTGGCGCCTGTTGCCACGCCAGAGCCTCCAGTCGAGCAGGTTGCTAATCTGCAGCGCTCCGCCTTCGATGAGCGCCGGGAGCTCAACGTTCGGCGAGCCGCCAGCCATGCCCGCCTGGACGAATCGACCATCACCCGCATTCTCACCGAGACCAAAGGCCGGCCCGAAACTGAGGCAATGATCGCCGTGGTTCGGGAGCATCAACGATTCGTGGAGGCCAAGGCGCCGACTACCGCCGGCCATCCGGCCTACATCGAGATCACCCGCGACGGTGGCGACACGCTGATGCGTGCGTTCAACTTTGAACTGGAGCGTCGCGCTGGGGTGATCAATGCCCCTACGGATGAAGGTAGGCAGGCGTATCAAATGACCTGCCTGGAAATGTGCCGGTCGTATCTCGGATCCAGGGGGGTTGATACCCTGGGAATGAGTAAGAACCACATTATTCAGCGTGCCTTTCACAGTACGTCGGACTTCCCTCAATTGTTTGCTAACGTCGCCAACAAGACGTTGCTTGCTGGCTATGCAGAAGAGCCGCGAACCTGGGGACCGCTGGCCCGTCAGCGCAACCTGCCTGACTTCAAGCAGGTCACCGATCTGCAGCTCGCCGGCCAGATCGTCCCCGAGAAGATCCTCGAAGGTGGCGAGTACAAGTCCGGCACGCTGACCGAGGGCAAAGCAACCTGGAACCTTGCCACCTTCGGCAAGCGTATCGCGGTCACCCGTCAGGCGATCATTAATGACGACCTGGATTCTCTTGAGCGGGTTCCCGAGCTGCTCGGCCGCGGCTGCCGGCTGCTGGAGTCAAACATGGTGTGGGAGCTGCTGACCACCGGCGCCTCTGGTTCCACCGTCAGCCTCGATGGCCAGGCCCTGTTCCACTCCAGCCACAACAACACCATCAGCGGCTCGACAACCGTGATCGGCATTGCCGGCATGGATGCCGCAAAGGTGAAGCTGCGCAAGCAGACCGATCTGGCTGGCAACCGTCTCAACCTGGCGCCCGCCTTCCTGGTGGTGCCGCCCGAACTGGAGACCACCGCCCTGCAGTTCCTGTTCCCCACCGGCTACGCGCCCACCAGTTTGACCGGCAGCAGCGGCCCCAACCCGTTTGCCTCCGGTGTGCAGCTGATCGTCGAGCCTCGTCTTTCCGACGACAGCACCGCCTTCTGGTACCTGACCAGCGCACCCAACCGAATCGAGATGATCACCTACGGCTACCTCGCTGGCGAGGCTGGTCCGACGATCACGACCACCGAGAAGCGCGATCCCGACGGCGTTGAGCTGCTGGTGCGGATGGACTTCGGCTGCACTCTGTCCGACTATCGGGGCTTTGTGCGCTCCGCTGGCGCCTAATTATCACCCCATCCCTGAGGCATTGAATCAATGAAGAACTTCGTTCAACACGGTGAGTACATGACTCTCACCGCTCCCTATGCTCGGCTTTCGGGTGAGGGGGCCCTGGTCGGTGCGCTGTTTGGCATTGCCGTAACTGACGTGGCCAGCGGCGAGGAGGGCGCTTTCTGTACGGAAGGTGTTTTCACCCAGCCCAAGGCCACTGGCGCAAGCACTGGTGGAGCGCAGGGCGCCAAGGCGTACTGGGTTGCGGCCAGTAAGTCATTCTCTGCTGTTGCCAGTGGGCATACCCTGGTTGGCTGCTTCGCCGCCACTTGCGCCGACGGGGATTCTATTTGCTCCGTTCGCCTGAACGGAACTGTCTGATGGGCTGGGCCAGCCGTCACAACCTGCTGGCCCGTGCCGTCAACCGGCACCTCGGCGGCGTCCCAGTGATCTGGGGCGCCATTTCTGATAATGCGTTACTTGAAAAAAATGCGCAGTTGATTGCAGATGGCAATGCAATTAGCACTGATTATGTTCTACATAATCTACCTTCTGAAAAGTTTCAAGCCCTCCGCTACGGCGACCTGCTGCAGGTCGATGGCGCAGCCTATTCCGTTCGCGAACCAATGCCAGTTGGCGATGGAGCCTACATGATGGTTAGCCTGTCTCTGGAGCCGGTTTCAGTGGCATTCTCTAAACTGTTGCTAGAGGATGCTTCATATCTGCTCCTTGAAGATGGTGGCCTTTTGTTGCTTGAGTCGTAATGCCAGACCAAAAGCTCTCACAGCTAACACCAGCGACAACCATTGCCGGATCAGATCAGCTCTACATCGTCCAGGGCGGCCAGTCCAAGCGTGCAACCGCCTCGCAGCTGCCGATCAGCACGGCAACAGCCGCGGCGCTGGATGGCAAGGACGCCATCGGCACCGCAGCAGCTGCCATCACTGCGCTGGAGCTGGGGACGGCGGCAACCAGAGACGCGGGCACGGCAGCGGGCAATGTCCCCATCCTGAATTCGTCGGCGCTGATTCCGTCCGCGCTGCTGCCAGGGTTTGTCGATGATGTTCTGGAGTTTGCAAGTCTTGCGGCATTTCCTGTTACTGGAGAGGCAGGGAAGCTTTATATCAGCCTGGCAACTAATCGCCAGTATCGGTGGTCAGGGTCAACCTACGCTGAGATCAACCCATCACCGGGTTCGACTGATGCAGTGCCTGAAGGCTCGGTCAATCTCTACTTCACGTCCGCACGCGGGCAGAGCGCAGCATCCTCTTGGTGGTCTGGGTATCGCTCAACCGTTGGCGATCAACTGGCAACCGCCGCATCACAGGCCGCGGCTCGCTCAGTTCTAGGTATAACCATTGGCACGGCAGCCGGCAATGTGATCGCGCTGGATAATGCCGGGAAGCTGCCAGCTGTTGACGGTTCCCAGCTGACCAACCTGCCGGGCGGCAGTGGCGGCGGATCGCCTGGCGGTACTACTACCGAGTTGCAGTATCGCCTCAACTCCA